CCCCGCTGTAAACCCTCAGCGTAATTTCACCGCCTGTTGTCGGAGTAAGCGATCCCAGTTTGATTGTGACAGCGGCGTAAAGATCACGCGCCGTGCTGTTGTCATAGGTGATCGCCGTTCCGGCAGAGCCGTTTGCCAGCGAGTTGAATGTTGTACCGGCAAGGTTAGACGACCTTGTGCCTGGTGTTGCCCATTTTGCGACGGCCATCAGATGTTCCCCCTGGCAATGCCAACGTCGCGGGTTGTAACCTCACCCACTCCCTCCATATCAGCCCATGACTGATGTACGTCTGCAAGGCCCATCAGCGCATTGCGGGTGTCATTCGTTAGAATCCCGGCAACAACTAATCCATTAAGCAGCTCTGTCGTTGCGCTGTATATCATCGGTGCGCTGACAGGGATCGTCGCTGTTTGTGTGATTGTATCGCGCAGGACAATGCACGCAGCACGTAGCTGTTGGGGGGCTGTGCTGTTTTCGGCAGCAAGAATTACTGCCCCCCATTCACCTGTGGCCAGCAGGATCTTCCTGGCTTCTTCAGTAGCCACATCGCTTCGTTTTGTTGGCAGGTTGCTGTCTGGCGCATTAAGCGCGGCGGCAACTTCAGACTCTGCGGCCCCGGCAAACTGCGTCACCTTTGCCGCGATTTTTTGTGCTCGCGTTGTCATCTTCAGGCACCGCCAGCGGTCAGATTGAATGATGTAATCGTCACTTGTTGGTTTATGGCAATCGAGGTGTTATCGATTGCCATATCGCTGCCGACCTGCACGTATGCCCACACGGCTGTCCCATCGGTGACGGAGCTGCCAGTGCCGGTCGGCCCGCCAGACGAAGCTGTCGTACCTGCCGTGGTGCAGCGGTAAAGATTTCCGCCGTTTGTGCGGTGCTCTCCAATGATGACTGATACCGAAGCAACCCAGGCCATGGACACAAGCCCTTGGATGTGACAAGTAGCGCCTTGATCAACGCTAAAATGGACTGCCTTGCCCTCGGCATCCGCCGCCAAATCCTGCCACGTACCAGATAGCGCTTTGGTGCCACCAGATGCCGCCGCCATCCAATCAGACGGGAGTATCTGTGTTACTAGCACCGTACCAGCCCTTGCCGCTGCGCAGTTGGCCGGGACGGATCCCGTGCGAATCGTCAGCGTCGGGGCCGTACCTGCTGTCGTTTCCATTGCGTCCAGCGCAGCGTTACGCACTGGTACCGAAAACTGAAAAGCCATGAAAGTCTCCTGTGTTCAGCGGCAAGGTCGCTGCCTTAGCTTTCCACCCACGCCTCATCTGCCACCGTGGCCGGATCATCGGCAGCAAACCGCCCACCCGTCACCCGTGCTCGCTTTCGCTTGGCGGAGCCGGTCAGCCCGGACTGGGATGCCGTCAATGGTTCGGCAGCGAGTTCCTGGGCTTGGGGCTCGGCTGCTGGTTGTTGTGGCTTTACGTTGTGGCCGTAGCCAATGGGGAAATTCATGGGGATAGATAGCAGAAAGGGCCCCGCAGGGCCCTAGGGGTCATCAACCGCTTAGCGGGTTACTCAGCTGGAACCAGGGCCACCGTGTTGGTGCCAACCGGCACAGCGGCGCCGTTGGTAACAGTTCCGGTCGCCGATGCTGAGGTGATGTTGGACTGGGTGGAGGTGTAGCTGAACGTGGTGGAGGTCACCTCCGTGATGGTGAAGGTGCCGTTCACCAGCGGGTTAGAGCAACCCACAGTGACAACCTCACCCACCAGCATGGTGTGAGCAGCCGCCAGGGTGATGGTCGCCTTGTTGCTGGCGAGCGCCACGTTGCTGATGGCCAGGTTGCCGGTGCCAGGGCGCACCCGGACCGCAGTCACCCGAACGTCACCAGTCAGCGAACCAGCGACCCGAACGGCATCACGGATCTGTTTGCCGCCGACAACGACTTCGTTGGGGTTGGATTGCCCAGTACCAATCGCAATCACGCCGATGTTGGCGTAGGCAGAGGCAGCGCTCAGGGCTGCGCCTTCGGCAACGTGAGCAGCCTGCAGGATGTAGCCGCCAGCGGAGTTGCTGGATTGGCCGAAGGCCACCAGCTTCCAGGTGTTCTGGGCTGCCAGGTTGGTGGTGAGCAACCGAGCGGCCCCGGTGCGGGTTTCGGCGGGACGGCCACGGGCACCGGCCTTGACTTCGCCGACCAATACGGTCATTGCATCCAGTAGATAGCCCCTTCGGGGGGCAAGTCCAGTTGCGCGTGCCATAACTCAGGAAATCAGAAAATGGATGGATGAATAGGGCAATGATCAGGCGGTCACCGCTGCATTGGTGATCCCGTAGGCGCGGGCAGCCGATCTGCCGTTCATGATCGCCAGGCCGATGGACCAGTCGATTCGCGTGCGGTCAACAGGAGCATCGGAGACTTCCCCGAACTCCTTGATGTCGATCCCGTAGCCACCGGCAGAATCAGGGCCCTGGATGCCGGTAACTTCCATGTCGCCATAGGACACGCAGTAGATACTGGTGCTGTTGGAAGTTTCGGTGAATCCCTGGATCTGTACGTTCTGGGCGTTGGTGTCAGTAACAACAATGCGGGCATCGTTGTAATAGGTGACCCGACGACCAAAGGCATCCTGCTCATAAGTCATGAACCCACCGATAGCGGAATTACGACTGGCAGCAGTAAGGCGCCGCCGCATCGTTTTGTTCATGTGCAGGATCTTGTTGTCCCCATCAACCGCATCAATCAGCTCATCAAGGCCAGTGAGCGGAAGGGCGCCGTTGATGTTGATAGCCTGGGAGCAGTCGGTCGGAAGCCGCTTCTTCAGGCCATCAAACGAGCGAGGATCAACCGCAGTATCGCCGTTGATCATGTAATCCTCAAATGTAAGGCGCATCGAGCGCACTTTCATTGTGATCTGATTAGCCCTTTCTTGCCGGCCCTTGTTCTTGATAATTTGAATATCCACGTCGATGTCTCCACCGAAGTAGGACAACCGTTCGTACTGCGGATTGATGACGCCATAGCTGGGGTCATAGGTTTCGTTTAGAGCACGAAAACCAACACCAGGCAGTCCATCTTCGGTGCCGTAGTCCAGGCCACCCAACACATTAGTGAAGGGCACCAAACTGATCATTTCGCTTTCAGCAAGACCGCGAACAATGGCCACCCGCTTCTGATTTTCATCAGTTTTGGCGGCCTCCAGAATAGTGAGTCCCATCGGGAAAATTCAGGTGAAGGTCAGGGGGGGGTGGCATCACGCCGAAAGGTTCACCGCAGGGCATCACGCCGAGCTGTTTGATGTGGGACCGACTTAGGCATCACGCCATCAGTCGATCCCTGTTACCGGATATTTCCCGGCTTTCTAAGCCGTTAGCTGAAGGCTGTAGAAATCGCCTGGCCAGACGTCACGGTGAGTAGATCCACGCCGGACGCCATGCGGCCATCGCGCCCGGTGCGTGCCCCGCCACCGCTGCCCATGGCGGGCTCGAAGCTGCGCCCCCAGACGGGATCGGATTGCAGCCGCCGGAACCACTTGACGGGCTCAAAGCGCTTGCCGGTTTCCGGGTCAATCTCTGGGCTTCCATTGGCATCGACAACCACAAGTGCACCGTCTTCATTGCGGAACTGAGGGCCAAAGCGGCCCCAGACCGAATCAAAGGGGGTGCTGCGGTCGATTTCGGATACCTCCGTGGATCCCTTGGCGAGGACAAAGGCCTTCTCGGCTAGCTGCCGTACCAGCTCGCGCTGGCGGGCTTCCCGTTCGGCCTGAAGGGCAGTGGTGGATGCTTCCAGTTGCTGCGAGTATTTGGCCTCGATCTGCTGGCGCTCCAGAGCCGCCTGCTGCTCGATCAGCTCCCGTCGCGCCTGCTCCTCCTTGGCCTTGGCTTCAGCCGCCCGCACCGCCTCAGGGTTGGTGGTGGACAGCTCCCGTAGCTGGGCTTCCAGGGCACCCATACGGCGCTCTTTTTCGCGGTTGGCCTCGCGCTCACGCTGCAGGGCATGTTTGACGCGGGAGAGGTCATCCCCCTCCCCATCCCCTTCGCCACCGCCAGTGGCGGGATCGGCAGTCCCTGCGGCACCACCCGCACCGCCACCACCGCCACCCTCGCTGCCACCTTCAGGGCCCTGGAGGGTGAACTGATCAATCCAACGTTTCTTCATGTGATCGGGGCATCACGCCCGCGAGCAACTACGTTTGCAGCTTTCCGTCTTAGCGTCGACGCGATGGCTTAGGCCTCTGGCGGCGCTCCTGCTCCCGTTCGGCGGCGGCCATGCGGTTGGCAAGCTGCCGGGTCTGGACGGTTTCGACCAGGGTTTCGATGGAGTCGGGTTGAGGGGAGGGGTTAGTCATTGATTGTGCTTGTATTATAACTAATTATTTCCAATCATTGTACTCAAAAATAAGTTTATCCGGGCCGCCACCAGCATTAACCCATGCTTCCAACCTGCCACCATCATTTGTGCCAGGAAATTCTTTGTCAAAAGAAAAACCCGCTCTAAAAAATAAATAAAAAATGTAGGCAAAACGTGCATCGGTCGTAAAGAAAGGATTCACAACACCTAATATATTTGAAATCTCTATAACTATGGGCGTGTTTGGATCTGGTTGTTCCGTTTCGATTACGGTAATAACAATATCAGAAAAATTACCAAAGGGATCAAAGGGATTAATCAGGTCGCTGAGTATTTCTGTTTTATCGTTTTCATCTGGCGACCAGATAAAATAGTAGGCTTGCGACCTATTTAAGGTAAGCCCAAAATTTAGATTTCCTAACGTTTGACCATTTACGCTGACCGTATATGATACGGGTAATTGAAATCCCGGATAGATCACGTCCCCTATAGGAGCAAAAAAGCCTATGGCAAACACTCGATCAGGCCCCCCAATAAAACTAGGCTCTTCCCACCGCTGCTTTGCCAATATGCCATTGTCCACTTGCATCGGCCGCCGCAGATCCTTATTCTTCTCCGGCTGCTGCTTCTGTTTCTTCGCCCGGTTCTTCAGAATCCGCGCCCGCACCAGATCCAGGATCTCCCACGGCACCGGATTGATGTCAACAATCAGGCTCATCCTTGCGCCAGTAGCAAGGAATAGCTCTTGGGCTGGCCTGACTGCAGTGTCTCTGGCGTCGGCAGCAGGATCACCCGATCAGGGTAGGTGCGATTGTCAACCTGCAACACGATGGCGTCATAGGTGAACCCAGCTCCGGTAGCGGTCAGTGCCATGGTCAACACTGGCAGCTCATATCGTGCGTTGCCGCTGTTCCATGCGCCAGTTCCGATGGTGCCTGTCACCTCTGCGTAGCCATTGCCAGCCGCCAGCTTTACTGCGTTCCACGCGCTCATCAGGCTGGCTTGTGTAAGCACAACCCCGTTGCGATAGGCCAACAGCATCTTGTAGCTCTTGCCTTCGTAGGTGAGCTGCGCCTGCTTGGCCAGCGCGTCCGGCGAGATCAAAACGTTCATAGATACCCCTGCCTACCTGAGCTTTCCATCACGAATCAAGCCGGAGCCGGTAGCGGGATCTCCCATGTTCTGGCGGCCCATGTCATCGTGCTGGCGCTGCTTGCCAGGTCAACGCCGTTGTCTACGCAGCACACCAGCTCGTCAACTGAAGACGCCCCGCCGCGCGAGCGGTAGACTACCAGTCTACGCGCCGTGATCGTGCTATTCGGCCAGGTGGCAGCGCTGGTCGTGACCGTTAACTTTGGAGGTGTTGAGGCGGTGTCAAGGGCCGCGGTCAAGGTTACGGTGACGCCCCCGGCGGTGTAACCGGTGCCCGTTACCTCATTGGTGACGTTGCTGCGTTTGGCGTGGGCATTGCGGTCTTCGGTGTAACCCGAAGTAGTCAGCATCGCCTTGTATGTATGCGTGGTGTTGCAGTTCCCGCTCAAAACGTCTAGCGGGAAACTGCTGTAGACGATTGACGCCATGACTACGGGATCGGTTCCCTTTAGCTTTCCCGGTCCCTAGCTGATTGAGTATGGCGCAGTGGGGGGCGTGAAGCTGGCAGTATGCAAGCATTCGCTGAGAATTATTACCTCATCCATATTCCCGTAGATTCGATTAAATGTGCCAGCGTACCCAGCACCTATGGTATCTATTGATATGCTACCTGAGAATGTTACGGTTGCAAGCAGGTTCCCGTTAATGAACAATCTAACGGTTGCCCCTTGCCTCGTTAGCTCGTAATGGTCAAAAACTCCAGAGCTTAGGCCGGACAAATAACTATTGATGCGATTCCATAAGTAGGCATTGCTGTAGGTAATAAGGTTTCCGGTTGTTCCATCTGCGTTCAACCTAAAAATTTGTTGGTTGCCTAAGGCCAAGCCTGCTCCAAACAGGGATTGATCTTGTGTTATATCATCAGCGCTAAACCAAGTTGCAACAGTAAAGTCTTCGTCAAGTGTAATAGCAGGGGAAAAACTAAGATAGGCATTGTCCCCGCGAAAGCTTGCGGTGCCAAACTTCTTGGTATTGGTTTTTGTAAATGCCGACCCAAAGGGTGTAATCGTTCTAGCGTATGAACTTGAATCGGTAAAGGTTGTACCATTATCCGCTCC